GTCAAATAAAAATAACCCAATTTTAAACATTAATTTTCAGAATATATTTCCCACAACACTCAGTTCGTTGGATTTTACACAGACAGCAACAGATGTTGAGTATCTAACCGCCACAGCATCATTCGAATATCAAATTTACAAGTTTGAAAGTGTCTAAATACCTATGAGCAGATTTGGTAAGCTTTAACATTTATCAAATCTAAAAACACACAACATTGATTGTGGTAATATAAAACAAGGGAGAGAAACCAAACTGCTCACTTTTTAGTATGGAGATATTATGGATTTAGAAGTTTTAAAACAAAGTGCAAACAAAGACCTCCCTATCTCTGATCATGAACGAATTGATCAGGAATCATATAAAAATCAGGCTATCAAACAGAAGTGGTTAAACCATAAAGCAGACTTCGAACTTCTGTTGGTTAAAGCAAAAACAGACCATCAGCTCCTATATCGACAGAAATGGGAGTATTATGGTGGTAAGGCAGAAGCAAAGGTATATGCTGCAAAGCCGTTTGACATTAGAGTTATGAAAACGGATCTTGTCATGTATATACAGTCTGATGAAGATATCCTCAAAATTTCTAATAAAATTGGTTACTACGAAACTTGTGTAGATTATTGCAAGGGCGTAATCAAATCAATTGACAATCGTGGCTGGGATATCAAAAACTCAATAGAGTGGAAAAAATTCGAAGCAGGGATGATGTAGTGGGTGTTATCCAAGATGCATATATCCAAGAAAAATGAAGTCTATTTGCAACTAACTGATGTTGAGCCTTCAATTGCTGCTGAACTTAATTCTTTCTTTACTTTTGAGGTTCCAAACGCAAAGTTTATGCCAGCAGTTCGTAATCGTGTATGGGATGGTAAAATACGATTATTCTCTCCAGCTACAGGTGAGATATATGTGGGATTGTTGGAATATATTAAAAAATACTGTGATAAACATAATATTTCCTATATACTTGAGAAGGGAGTAGAAGATGAGAGGGTCGTTGCTAGTGAGGTTGTTAACGGGTTCGTCAGAAGCCTCAAACTTAAAAGTAAAGGAAAGTCTCTTAAAGTACGAGATTATCAAATACAAGCTGTGCAACATGCTATCTCTAGAAATCGTGCTCTTCTTCTTTCTCCTACTGCTTCTGGTAAATCTTTAATAATATATTCTCTAATTCGTTATTATCACCTAATGGGCTTGAAAACCTTGATTCTTGTTCCTACCACATCATTGGTTGAACAGATGTATACAGACTTCGAAGACTATGGATGGTCGTCTGGTACATATTGCCAGAAAATATATCAGGGCTATGACCGCAAGGTTACTAAAGATGTTGTGATCTCAACGTGGCAGTCTATCTACAAAATGCCTAAGAAATATTTTGAACAGTTTGGTTGCGTAATTGGCGATGAGGCTCACACATTTAAGGCTAAGTCTCTAACAAGAATAATGACTAAATTACACCAATGTAAATACAGATTTGGTTTTACAGGGACACTTGATGGTACAGAAACACACAAATTAGTATTAGAGGGGTTGTTTGGTGCAGTAGAGAAGGTTGTAACGACTAGAGAGTTAATGGATAAAAAAACTCTGGCGAACTTAAAGATAAAATGTATAGCACTAAAACATCCAGAGATTAAAAAGAGGATGAGTTATGCTGAAGAAATAGATTACCTTGTTTCGTGTGAATCTAGAAATAGGTTTATTTTAAATTTATGTAATACTATTGGGGGCAATACTCTCTGTCTGTTTCAATTAGTAGAAAAACATGGTAAAATATTATATGACGGTATGAAAGGCGGCGAAAATGTATATTTCGTATATGGCGGCACAGACACAGATCAAAGGGAGAAAATTCGTGGACTTGTTGAGAAACATAAAAACTCAACAACTATTGCGAGCTACGGTACTTTTAGCACTGGTATTAATATTCGTAACATTAACAACATCGTGCTCGCAAGTCCAAGTAAATCCAAAATCAGAGTGCTTCAATCCATCGGCCGAGGCTTGCGTACATCATCAACTAAGGATTCCATTTTAGTATTTGATATTGCAGATGATATAAGTTATAAGGAAAGGCGTAATTTTACTCTTAACCATTTCTTTGCCCGTATAAATATATATGCTGAAGAACAGTTTAATTATGAAATAGATAGGATAAAACTAAAATGAATACAAATACATATAAAGTTGTAAAGCTAATAAGCGGAGAAAATATTATATGTGATCTTACATTAAAAGCTGATGATGTGTATGAAGTTATAAATCCTCTATTAATATATGTTCGGCCATCAATGGGACATAGAGGAGAAATGACTGAATCTCTAATGCTCAGCCGTTGGGTTCAACCATTTACAGATGATGAGCGTTTTGATATTGATAAATCTCATATTATTGTGATATTAAACGCCTCGCCTGCTCTAGCCCTTTATTATGAGGGAATACTTGACAAATATGGGAATAGCGAAGAAATTGGACATTTAGACTTGTATAATGACTCAACTTATAATGACCCAACAGAAGATGAAATATATGACGAATTACTTGAAGAACTTGAAACAAGTAATAAGTTAATACATTAATATGTTTCTGAAACTTACAACATAGTAAATATACCAGAAAATTTTTCTTGAGTCAATACCCATTTGTGTATTGACTTTTTGTTCTAGATGTGGTAATGTTAATAAAGTTTAAGTTAAGGAGAACCCACATGGCAAAAGCAAAGGGCAAACATTACGTTGATAATAAGGTTTTTCTAGAAGCAATGATTAAGTGGAAAGAAAAATGCAAGCTTGCAGAAGATTCTGGTGAGGAACGGCCTCCCGTTACAAACTATATAGGGGAATGTTTTCTTAAAATTGCACAACACCTGTCTTATCGGCCCAATTTTATTAATTATACGTATAAAGAAGATATGATATCAGATGGTATCGAAAATTGTCTACAATATGCTTCAAACTTCAATCCAGAGAAATCGAAGAACCCTTTCGCATATTTTACACAAATTATATACTATGCTTTTATTAGAAGAATTCAAAAAGAAAAAAAACAAACCCATGTTAAGAATAAAATCATAGAAAGTACAAATTATCAATCTTATGAAACCATGCCGTATGATGATTCTACATCATATAATATATCGAATCAGTTTGCTATAGGGACTCTCCCCGCAGAAGATGTATATAAACCAAAAAAGACCACAAATGGTTCTAATAAGAAAGGCTTAGAAGAATTTATGGATGAAGGTGATAATGAATGAAGATAGCATTGATATCGGATTCTCACGTTGGAGCTAGAAACGACAACCAAAATATTAACGAATATTTTTATAAATTTTATGACAACATATTTTTCCCCACCCTAAAAAAAAGAAATATAACCACATGTATTCATTTAGGCGATGTGGTTGATAGACGTAAGTTTATCAGCTTTAAAACTGCCAGTGATTTTCGTAAAAGGTTTGTTAATCGCTTTCAAGAGTTGAATGTTGACTTACATGTTATTATAGGCAATCACGACACTTATTATAAGAATACAAGTGAAGTAAATTCAATGGAAGAATTGATGGATTCTGATCGCTATAATATTTACACTAAGCCTGAGGTTGTAGATTTTGACGGATGTCTTGTTCAATTTATGCCGTGGATTAATACAAACAATTACGATGAATCTATGTCGGCCCTTTCTAACTCCCCAGCACAAATTCTTATGGGACATCTAGAGATAAACGGCTTTGAGATGCATAAGGGTTATAAAACTGAGGGTAAGTATAGTAAGGAGCTCTTTCAGCGGTTTGATTTATGTTTCAGTGGACACTTTCATCACAAATCAGATGACGGCCAAATATATTATCTTGGAACACCATACGAGATTTATTGGAATGACCATAGTGACTTGAAGGGTTTTCATATTTTTGACACAGAGACAAGAGAGCTTGAACGTGTGGTTAATCCTTATACACTATTCGAAAAAATATATTATGATGATACAGTTAATGATTATAGTCATATGGTTGGGCCAACCAGCACCTCTTATGATTTTAAAAAGTATGAGGAAAAATATGTTAAGTTGATTGTAGTCAATAAAAAAGACTTATATCAGTTTGACTTGTTTGTTGACCGACTTCTGAAGGTAGACACCTATGAGGTTAAAATCATAGAGGATTTTTCGGAGTTAGATGCAAGTAATGTATCAGATGATATTGTAGAGAACACCGAAGACACGATGACACTGCTTGACAAATATGTTGATGAGTTGGATATAGTGTTGGACAAAAAGAGACTGAAAAATACTATGAAGACATTATATAATGAGGCACAGGATTTGGAGCTGTGATAGAAATGAAACTGGTTGATTGGAGAGTGGCTACACTTTTCGTTCAAGACAGACATTACTCGCCTGTAATGCCCAAACTAACTAAACGATGGTTGGGTGCATATCAAGACGATGAACTGGTTGGTGTCCTTACACTAGGTTGGGGCACAAATCCTATGGGAACAATTAAAAAGATGTTCCCTGATCTGTCTACAGGTGATTATTATGAAATCGGTAAAATGTGTATGGATGATGAAATGCCACGCAACTCTGAATCTCAAATGATTTCTGCAACCGTGAAGTGGATGAAAGAAAATACACCAGAACGAAAATACCTATACACTTGGGCCGATGGGATAGTTGGCAAACCCGGCTATGTATATCAGGCCGCCAACTTTCTTTATGGTGGATTTATATGGAGCGATGTATATGTTTCTGAGTCTGGTGAGAAGGTTCACTTTCGCACCATCCAACGTAAAATGAAGAAAGAAATGAACCGCATGGATACAAAGTACGGTCCCCGACCCAATGATGCAAAAATGGGCGAACTTGGATTTAGTAGAGTGTGGGGGAAACAGTTTCGTTATATCTATCCTATGAGTAAAAAGGACAGAAAGTATCTTAAACAGTCTACTTGTGAGTGGAATATCAATTATCCAAAGGATGGAGATTTACAGTGGAAGATTAAGCGGCCCGGCGAAACAGAATATGAATTAACGAATACTATACCTTATGAGCATAGGGGCGATAGTGTAGAACACAATGTTAATAATGTTAATAAGGTAGAGAGAAAATATGGTAAAGGTAGTTTGGAGAGCTTTTTTTGATCGTTTTTAAGTATGTAAGATGGAAAAACCTTTTAAGCACAGGCAACCAATTTACAGAAATACAATTAGATAGAAACCCAACAACACTCATTATAGGCGAGAATGGTTCTGGTAAATCTACCATTCTTGATGCTTTGTGTTTTGGTTTGTTCGGTAAACCGTTCCGTAATATCAATAAACCTCAACTGCTTAATTCTGTTAATATGGCCGGATGTGAGGTTGAGATTGAGTTTAAGATAGGTTCCAAAAACATTAAGGTTATACGTGGAATTAAACCCAACATATTTGAGATATACATTAACGGCAAGATGTATAATCAGGATGCCAATGTAAGGGATTATCAGAAGTATCTTGAACAGCAAATCTTAAAGTTGAATTATCGTAGTTTTACACAGGTTGTTATTCTGGGTTCATCCACGTTCATTCCGTTTATGCAGTTGAAGGCTAAACAACGCAGGGAAGTAGTAGAAGACATTCTGGACATTCAGATTTTCTCTCTGATGAATATGTTGTTGAAACAAAAACTTAAAACTATTACAGAAGACCAAAGGGAAGCAAAATATAGTGTAGAGTTAACTACTGAAAAGATTACTCTACAGAACAAGTATATAGATGATGTTAAGAAGAATAAGAACAAGTTGATTAAAGAAAAAACTAAGCTTGTTACTGGTAATGAGGAAGAAATATCTAATAGACAAGAGAAGATAGGTGAACTTAAACAAAGTAATGATGACTTGGCCTTCAGCTCAAAACAGGAAAATGAACAATCAGAGAAGGTGCAAAAATTAAAAGGCCTCCATGAGCAGCTGAAGGTAAGACGTTCTGCAACAAACAAGTATATTGGGTTTTTTGAAAATAATGATGACTGCCCAACGTGTGAACAACATATTGATGAGACATTTAAAGAAAATATGATTGTCTCCAAGAAATCTGAATATGAAAAATTTGATAGCGGTATTAAAGATTTATTGGGAGAGCTGGAGAAGCAGGAAACCATTTATGAGGCAATACAGGACTACATTAGACAGATACGAGAGAATGATGCTGAGATAGGAAAAATTAATTACTCTATCAAGGAAATGGAAAAGTTTAACGCAACCCTACAAACAGAAATTGACCAGTTACAGTCTGGTGAAATCAGCAAAGAGGATACGAATAAGTTAAAAGAACTCAAGAAATCTTTGAAGTCGTTTGAGAAACAGCAGCAGAAGTTACGTGAAGACCAGACATATGCTGGGGCTGTAAGAAATATGTTACAGGACACAGGTATTAAGACTAAAATTATCAAACAATACCTACCCATCATGAACAAACTGATAAATACTTATCTCACCTCTATGGAGTTTTATGTGAACTTCACCCTTGATGAAAAATTTAGTGAAACAATTAAATCACGTTTTCGGGATGAATTTACATATGAATCTTTTAGTGAGGGTGAGAAAATGAGAATTGATTTGGCTCTCCTATTCACATGGAGAGCTGTTGCAAAAATGAAAAATAGCACTAACACCAATTTATTGATGTTGGATGAGATTTTTGATAGTTCCCTTGATAGCACAGGCACAGATGAGTTTCTGAAAATTTTAAACACGCTTGGTGATGAAAATGTATTCGTAATTAGTCATAAACAAGACATGCTCGTAGATAAATTTAAGAGCACAATACGGTTTCAAAAGATTAAAAATTTTAGCCATGTTGTTGAATAGTAGGAAAATAAAATCACTTGTTGCTAACAACGATAAAAATTTACTTTATTTCACTTTCACTGTTGTTATTAACTTCTTGTGCAATAATAGACCCTTTGAGTTTAGCTTCAGTAGTAATAGATGGGATTGTACAGGCCAAAACAGGCAAGAGTGTGGTGGATAATGTTGTCTCTACAATCGCAGAAAGCGACTGTAGAGTTTTCCGTGTTATTAATAAAGAAAAGATATGTAAAGATGATGAATTGGATGATAATAAATTGGATGAATAATGATTATAGAAGATGATGTTAAACTAGACTATTCCGATGTATTAATCCGGCCAAAGAGATCGACTCTTACATCCAGATTTGATGTCGAGCTAGAAAGAACTTATTCCTTTTATCACAGTGGTAAAAAGTGGACAGGCGTTCCTATTATGTCAAGTAATATGGATACCGTTGGTACATTTGAGATGCATGAGGAATTGAGTCTTCATAGCATGGTGACTTGTATTGCTAGACATCACAATAAAAACGGTATGCTATGGCAATCAGCATCACGCAGAAACAAACTTTGTGTAATGTCTGGTATATCAAATAAAGAAATACTAGAACTTGTTGAAGTTGCCAATACATATGAAGATATATCGTTTGTTGGTCTTGATGTTGCAAATGGGTATACTATAAATTTCGTACAAACTATTAAACATTTGAGAACGCATTTACCTAATGCAACAATTATTGCTGGAAATGTGGTAACAGCAGATATGACAGCAGAACTTATTCTTGCCGGAGCAGATATAGTTAAGGTAGGTGTGGGGCCGGGTAGTGTGTGTACTACTCGTATCAAAACAGGAATAGGTTATCCTCAATTGAGTGCTGTAATTGAGTGTGCTGATGCGGCACATGGTATTGGTGGACATATCATTGCAGATGGTGGATGTAATTCTTCTGGTGATATAGTTAAGGCATTTGCTGCTGGGGCTGATTTCGTTATGATTGGCGGTATGCTTGCTGGACATGATGAGTGCGATGGAGAGTTGATATTTAAAGACGATAATCCAGACCCAATAGGTATGAGTTTTTATGGCATGGCATCCAAGACTGCTATGGACAGACACGGTTATGCTAATAGGGAATACAGGGGTGAAGAAGGCAAAACCGTTACAATTCCTTACTGTGGAGCTGTAAGAGATACCGTTGTAGATATTCTCAGTGGAGTTCGGTCTGCTTGTACATATGTGGGCGCAAAACGCTTAAAGGACTTGACAAAGTGTGCTACATTTGTTAGAGTGAATAGTACCCATAACAAAGTATATGAATAGTGGGAAAACGAAGTGATTTTGAACGCAAACCAAGGGACTTCTATCCGACTCCTTTTGAGGCGGTGGAGCCCCTTGTTAAACATCTTCCAAGACAATTTGGATTTGCAGAACCATGTGCTGGTGACGGTGCATTATGTGGACATTTAGAACATTATGGTGGTATTTGTATGTGGGCGAGTGATATTGAACCGCAACACAAAGGTATTCTTAAAGATGACTATACCGATATAGGGGAAGAGAATTGTCTTGAATCGGACTTTATAATTACAAATCCGCCATGGGATAGAAAGATTTTACACCCCATGATAGACCATTTCCGAAAAATACGTCCGACTTGGTTACTATTTGATGCCGATTGGGCACATACCCGACAATCATCACCATACTTATTTAATTGTGAGAAGATTGTTAGTGTGGGGCGAATCAAGTGGTTTGGTAACATGACAGGCAAAGATAATTGTGCTTGGTACTTATTTTCAGATAAGTATGAACCACTGAAGTCTACAGAATTTTATGGGAGAATATAATGACAAAA